GCGAATGGAGTGATTCGTTTGTTTGCCAGGTTCTGGTCATAGTTGATACCACCAAGCGGGAGATAATAAAACCTGTCGAACAGGTTCGTTATACCAAAGTCCATCCGGAGGTTTTTGTATTGGTACTATAACGCGACAATCAGTTTCAGAAAAAAAGACAAGCAGTTTCAGAAATTTAAAAGCTCGTTAACACCATTAACAATTTGACGTAATTTAACACCTGTTCAATGGGTGATAAACGAAGGATAAACTACAGCAAAGAGGCCTCTAAAAAGTACGTATCTGTTTGTTCAAGAGACCACCTTAAAAAGGTTGCAATATCAAGAACAAGAGCATGTGATCGAGATACGGATGTGCGATATTCCCACTCTATTTGCGCTGCCTTACTCATCCCCATAATCGCCTTCTCAACATCATCAAGAACACCAAGAGCAAGCAACTTTAGACGGCATTGCACCATAGTAATTGATTGAGGTATTATTGTCGGTAGAGGCTGAGCTTTTGCCCAGCAGCCGCCGGCATGCCCATCCCCAATTCCAAACCCGATAGGGAGTGGAATCCACCCATTTTCAGTTATCAAATCCTCAACAGTATGGGGATCCTCTATATCAATAACATTCGTAATCTTTTCGTCTACTATTACTGCGTAATTTGGCATTCGGTTTAAGTTTTTATGATTATCGCACCTTTGTTCCCATCTCCTGTAGGAGTATTTGATCCTAATCCTGCGGCTCCAATCGTAGACGTGTATGCTGTACCAATCACGAGATTGGTATAACGTTTAATTGCATAACTTCCATTAGAACCACAAGCTGTTGTATTGTTAACAGGATTACTATTTCCTATTGTCCCAAATATCCCTGGTAACATTACATCATGGCTTACACCGTCTATAAATGCACATAAACCTTGAGCATTAATATCCCCATTAGTGCCGATTGGTGGTCTGCCACCAAAATATTGTATGCCAGAAGAAGATGCCGGATATCCACCAGGAGCAGTGATAGTCGTTGGGCCTACAAAGGATGTTGTTCCTCCAGCGGTAGCAGTACCACTTGTGCTATAAGAACCGCCACCTCCGCCGATAACAGTAACTTCTGCTGAGGTTGAAGTTGCCGTCCAAGTTCCTGTTGTTGTTATAATCGTGGTGTTTGACGAAATATCACCTGAAGCCAGCAGGTTTACTCCACCAATTGTCTTTACCGCAGACCACAACGTTGCAGTTCCATTAGTGCTAAGTATTTTCCCACTATTGGATGTCTGATCTGCGACTTGTGATAACAGTGCCCAGTTTGTTGTATCCGACGCAGGGTCAGTTGTACCTGACCCTGCCGTCTTACGTCTGTACGATTGATAGTTTGTTGGAGACCAGCGTACATCGCCAATGGCGTACGAGGTTCCTGACACCCACTTTGAAGCATTGACAGCACTAATTGCTGTATTTAGCAGCGCATTAGCGCTTAAAATATTATTAGCACTGGTTATCACATCCGACGCGGTACTTGCTGCGTCTGAGTCACATTGATTAGCTGTTAGATTAGCTTGATTCGTCCAGGCTGCAAGTTCAGCTTCATGAGTCACCCACCAAGAGAGGAAATTTGCAACAGCACTAGAAAATGTTGTTTTATCACCTCTAACTGGAGGAGAAGGAGGTGTAGTAAGAGTTTGAGTTATACTCATTATATCAGTCCGGTTACTCTAAACTTTATGATCATATCGTTAATTCCAACAAAGGTTCTGCGCCATTCCTCTAAAACGCCATAAATGATGTATGATTGATACGATATCGGCCCTTGATTAAGATCATAAACTCCACCGGTGGCCCTCATGCTATTGAGAAAATTGACTATCGCATCAGACTCCTCAGTCTTGACACGTATAACGGCATTAATATCAGGGGCGTAGTTACCCTGTTTCAGATACCGATCGCCAAAATCATCAGGTATATCCTTAGAGAAATCAAGCGCCCCGTCATCCATTCCTTTTTGTGTGCGGCCTATATCTTTTGAAGATCCAGGGGAAATTTTCCCTACAGAGACTGTCCCAGGCGACGATAAGAGTATTCTGATTTTATCACTACTACCAGTTATCAAGCCTAGCTCAATAGAAAATTTAGACCTTGGATCAGGAGGCTCTGAAAAAAACCAGTCATAGTAATCATCAACGAGATCAAGACCATAATACAGATCTAGGGTTCCACTATCCCACAAGGCTGTACCTAATGAATCCAACACTATCGCCTGGGCTGTTGAAGCAACAACTCCAAGGAAGTACAGCGTCCCCACATATGGCTTTTGAATGATTTGGTCAATTATCAGGGGATTAGTGCTACAAGTTGAGAGATACCCATCCCATACCTTCATACGATTGATCATCCCGACAATAAGCCAATACGGGTCGGCGATCGGTGCAAATCCTGCATTAAGCCAATCATTATTGACGTTCACACCACCGGCATACAGGTCAGGATCTTTGCCTATATTGCCATCTTTTGCAGACTCATACAAAAAGACTCCTTTGTACCGCTGATCACCAATCGCATATGTCTCTGTACTCGACCAGATCGTTTCAGTTATCGGAATATTCGTTGAAACGATATCTTCCGATGTTATCGCAACAGGCTTCATCGCTCTCATGATGATCTCGTGATCACGCCATTTTTTTGAAAGTCACGGATCGCAAATTTAATGTCACTTACGGTCTTATTACCATCTTCAGCAACGACCTTGCTCTCCTGTATCATCTGCTTGAGATCAATAATCGCCTTTTCAACATCTCTTAACGTCGCGTCTTTACTCGCCAGTGATTGTATTAATCCCGCATTCCTTGCAACAATTCTTGCGTACTCAAGGGGATCAGTAGACAACGATCGAGCCGTTGCAAGTACGTTGCCTACCGCTCCACTTATACTATTTAATGCTGTAATCCGTGTATCACTGTTGCTTGAGAGTGCGTCTTGTACAAGCTGATTAACTACTGCTTGTTGAGATAACTCTAACCCTCGGCCACGACTTAACGCAGTGGTCTCTGAGTTTGTCCACAAACTCCTGCTATACGCAAGAAGAGAGTCCGCAGCTTTCTGAAGATCCGTTGCCGCTGTAGTGGTTGTCTCTGCTGCAGTTGTCTGTGCATCTGCAAGTTGCTGCTGTAAAGTCGCGATCTGATCTGTCAAGCGTGATGTCGCCTGAGCAACCATATCATTAAGTTGTTGCTGGCTTTGCTGCGTTATGTCTGCAGCAGTTTGAGCTGCCTCAGATGTTGTTGTTGATGCTGCTGTTGATGGTGCCGATCCAAGCAATCCCGCTCCGGCCAATATGTCGCTGAAGGTTTGTATTTGAGGCGCAAGACTATCCACAATAGCTCTGCCGGAGTCGGAAAAAGACTGCAACGCAGAGGAAGAGACAGGCCCTGCTGCGTATGCTGCCGTGACACTATTCATCCAAGGCTGCAATGCCGGCGTAATCACCGAGGACGAAAATTCAGTTATCGCAGCTTGAGATAAGGTGTTATTTATTGTTGTCGTGAAATCCGTCTGAAATTGAGCTGCCGCGCTCATCGAATTTTTGAAAGCGTTACTCAATGAACTTGTTAATGTTCCGGCAAAGTTATTCGTCTGATCAATAGCCGTTGTGGTGGCACTTGTAGCTGTTGTTGTCGCCGCAGTTGTTGCCGCAGTTGTCGAGGCAACACGCAGGCCCATAGCATCCAAACCGGAAACGAACTGAGTGACCGCAGGTATCAAACTCTCAGTTACTGATTTTACCCTGTCGAAAGCCGAAGCGATATCCTGATCAGATCCACCATTAGCCATCAAGTTCGCCACATCAGCCATAACCGGCTGGAGTGCAGGCATAATAACGGAACTTGCAAACATCTGGATATCGATACTCCGTATAGCTTGAGCAATACTATCCTCAAGCTTTCCAGCGAATGTTGCCCCTGCAGTACCATCAGTTCCAGCAGCATTTATAGCATCATTCAGGAATCCTGTAACACTGGTCTGCGATATCCCGGTTAAAGCAACAATTAGCTCGTTTTGCTTTGCTAACTGTAAATCAGCCGTGTTCCCAACCGTTTTTTGAAGAGCTTCGTACTTGTAATTGATATTTGCAACCGCCGTTGCAACAGAATCATTGGAAAAACTCTTTATTGCCGTATCAATGGCCTGAAGGCTATTAAGATAATTAACCAGGTTAACACCGGCTTGACCTGTCCAGGCTGTAGACGTTCCAGCCGCATCGAATAACGATTGAGTGCCTCCGCCGGTTAAGGAATCCGGAAGTATTCCTTGAACATTATTTGCCCGCAACTCCTTGAGATTGGCGTCTGAATATCCGGCAGCTGCCATTATTTTCTGTGCAACAACACTACCAGCTGCTGCAAGCTGCTCGATAGATTGACGGGACGATGCATTAGTGTTATCAAGATTGGTTGTATCACGGCCAACGAACAACGATGAGATGAGAGAGGTCGCCGTTGTTGCCGCGGCTATATAAGGATTCCCCGTCGAAGCAAAGCTTGAAGCACCTGCTGCAAGAGAGTTCAGAACAGGGCTTTGCGTACCTGTTGCTTTTATCAGACCAGCGCCAAGTTGCGCCACCCCCTCAGTGGTCTTTGTAGAGTCAGTCAGGACAGTCGCCAGCCCTTTCGAAATATCCGACAATCCCTTGATAGCCTTCCCACCCATTGCAACATAAGCCTCACCAACCGCATCAACCGATGAGACGATATCAGCATACAATTCCTTCTGCTTTGCAAGGGTTTTCTGCATGTTCTCATGCGCATACCTTTCTATGTTTACAGCTTCGGCAAGTTCATTGCTCCCTTCCTTGCCAAGTCTTTTCGCTGCAGCAACACGCTCCTCTGCGGATTTAACACCAAGCAGAGCATCGGATACCGAGAGCGTATCATCCTTGTATGTTCCTAAGTATTTCTCAGCCTGAATGTGTAATGTTTCCGACTCTTTTAACGACTGGTTATATGCCGTAGTCTTAGTCTTAAGCAGTTCATCAGCCGCGGATACATCTTTCTTCGCATTAACCAAATGCTCCGCAACCTTCGCCCAACCGGCATCAGTGGTCGCACTCTCTTTCGATGCCGCGGTATATGCTTCTCTGGCTTTCATTGCAGATTCTTCAGCCTCAGCGACAGTATCGGTCGCTTCTTCCCGCTTTTTCATCGAAGCATTATACTCGTTGATGGCACCAGCATAAGCATTCCACCCAGCAACACTCTCAGCCGGAGAGGCTTTGTTTGCTTTGGCTGCATCCTTTTCGATCCGCAATTTTATCGCACTTTGTTTGTCCTCTATATTTAAGTTTTGCTGGTTGATGGCGTACTGCTTTTTCGCCTCATCCGTTGTCATTTTATAATACGTAGTCATCAATCGAACATCCTCTGTCTCGCCAAGGGTTATTTTTGCTCCCTTGATTTTCTCGGCGGCTATTGACTCGTATGTAGAGAGTTCAAGTTTTGCGTTGGTATATGCGGTAGGGTCAGCAGCGTAATACCCAGACAAAGAACTGATAACTGTAGAGACTAGTGACGGCTTCGCTTCCTTGATGGCCGCCTGCCTTGATAACGTGCCTTCGAGATAAGCCTTTTGATCTATAAGCTGCTGTAATTCAAGTTTAAGCTTAGCGAGCCCTTCAGCTCCATGTATTTGGACGGTCAACCCGAAATCTTTGTACTTCTGAATACCTTCCAGCTGTTGGTCAAGATCCGCAACCTTAGTTCCTGCAAGGCCAAGCGCATTGGCAACCTTTGCCCCATACATATCCCATGCAACCCATAAAGCAGTAATCGCAGAAACAGCAATCCCAACACCTGCAGGACTCATTAACCCCTGCAAGAGGAGCTTAGACATTGATGTACCGGTGGCATCTGCTTCTTCCCTCAACCGTCCCATTGAACCAGGTAGCTGCTGCAGGTTATTAGCTATACCCTGCATACCATACGGCATATCCTGTATGACTCGACCTAAGTCAATCATCGCGCCATTAAGTGCCCGACTATTCGTTATAGCAGCGGGGGCAATCATTTTTTCCGAAGCGCCACTGAGCTGGTGAATCTGCGCCTGGAGATCCTGCGATTTCGCCTTCAAGGCATCGAAAGCCTCTGTCCCTACATGTAAGTCGGCAAACTTGGAGTGTACCTGAGCGAGTTCTTTTCCAAGAGAGTTTAAGGAACTTTCCGTAGCCGCAACCGTTTGACCGGCACGCCCGAGGCTCTCATCAAGCTGCTGCACCCCGGAGAGGTCAGACTCTCCGGTTTGAATAGCAACTCTAAGTTTGATCTCCTCTATTGTCAAAGCCATTACTCTTCCTCTTTCTCGTTTTTAATTATCGCCCGAGCCCTCCAGTAATTCATCTCTTCATAGCTGACCTCGACCTCCGTTCGGGCTTTCGACATCCCGAGCATCTCGGCAAGGTCAAACCAGCTCATCAGCTCGGGATCGTCGTAAAATCCTGCTTAGCCTCATCAACCGTTTTAATCGCCTTCATCTTATTGTAGAGCTCCTCTACCTCATTCTGGAAATGGAACTCCAGCAACGCCTGGAAATCATCATTTGAGAACAGCCTTGCTCCATCACTGTCAAGAGCCTTCATAATGACATACCGGGTCCACATCGCAGCATTGGACTCTCCTGAACTCCCCTGTGTAACCACCTTATTCGTTTCATTCGGTGACAATGGCACAAAGTAAATTGTCTTATCCCATGCCTGGACATAATGTGACTGCTTGTTCTTGACAAGAGCTGTGTCAATCACCCTGAGTTGGTCAATAAAACCCATAATAAATACTGTTAAACGGTTGTTAAATGATGAAAAAATACCCTATGTATTACGCTCTTATGTTGCCGTCCCCTTTGTCGGAGTCGAAGCATAAACCAGTTTATAAGTACCTGTCTGTGTCTTGTTTTTAGCTGGTGCACCCTGATTCGGAACATCGGTAACATAAGCCGAGCCCGTCCATTCAATTGCACCAGTGGTCTTGCCGTCCGGATAAAATTTAACGGCAGAAATGAGTGTTCCTGCAGCAAAAGCGGTATCCATAGCGACTTGGCCATTGGTGTCTGTCGAATCTATGGCAACATCAATGGCAAGATCCCGCGGAGCTGAGGCACCTCCCGTAGCAATCACATCAGGCTCTAACAAATGCAACTCATCTGATAGCACCGGAGGCCGTGGCGGAATGGTAAAGGTTACTGTATTGATATGCAAAACTGGACTGGTACCGATATAGACATCAGCCTGATTAACTGTTTTCCTTGCCATCCTGTGTCTCCTGTTTGATTATTGGTTTTTCGATGTTTTTATTTTCCTTCAGAACCCAGCCCTGTTTAAGCAGCTCTTTAGCCACCCAGTCAACAGTAGCCCTTTCGTCACCTTGAGGGCTCACAATATCAATGAACACCTCTCCATTTTCAGACTGATTCATCCGCATTACCATCCTCCGTTTGATATTCTACTTTATATTCTACGTCAAGCACTGTATGTTTTAATGCTGCTTTTTCATTGTGCGTCCGCCTTGATACACTGTAGATGAGGTTTGTCGCCAGACCGTTCAAATAACCTCCGTTTACAAAATCACCATATAAAGCAGACTCAACTTCAGAGTGTACCTGGTTAATAACAACATGATCATCACCCTTAACAGTGATTCCTATTTTCAACGCTAGCGATTTTTCTGTTGCCCGTAAACTGCCTCCAATATTACCTTCAGCACCAAAAGAGATCGTTATACCTGGCATTGTATCCGGAGTTTCAGGATGCTCAGTTGCCTGGAAAACATTATTTCCCGTTGTATCCAACCCAGTCAAGAGTGTCACAACCCGATTGAGTATTTGTGTTTTCACATGCATCAGGCAACTCTCCTTGTTTGCGTTTTCACGCTAAGCAAGATCCCATATGTCCATGCTCCTTTACGCTCTTCGACATAATCATCACGTTCAAGCTCAACGCCATCAACACAACCGTCCGGAAGAAATCCAATGAGTCGTAATGCAGCAAGATCCAGCAACTCATAAATTCCTGCGCCCGTATCTCTTGCAAGAAGTGAATCAGAGAATACAAGTACTTCATACCCCATAGTCCGATCCTGCACCGTAATTCCACAAACCTCTCGCTTTCTTGAATATTTTGATCCAGTGTACCGTACAACAAGAGCACCACTCGTCGCAAGCGTAACAAGAAGCTGTTCAGATGGCTGCCGTGGATAAGACTCAACCTTTACAGGCACATCAACAGTAGTGCCATCAGGCTTCTGAAGGGTCTTAACCAGTGCCGGTAAACCAGTTATTTCCTCCTGAAGACGCGACTTAAGTGCACCTTCGATATCATCTATTACACTTTGCATAACGCTGTTTTATGTTCCTTGAGCCGGTCCACACAGTTCAAATAATTCATCATATCCTTCTCGATACAGATATATCTCCGATCAGTGTTTATTGCCGCAATGGCTGAAGTTCCACTTCCTGCCGTATTGTCCAGGACAACATCACCGATATCAGTATAGGTCTTGATCAGGTATTCAAATAACGCTAAAGGCTTTTGCGTGCTATGAATCACTTTCTCACAGGTGTTCGAAAACTCAACCAGGTCTTTTGGAAACCTTCTCCCTGGGTTCACCGTCTCACACCGTTTCACTTCCCGATATATTCCAGGCTTCCCCGTATTCCGTCGTTTCGTGATGTATGGTGATCCTGGCTCAAACTGAGGGTTATACTTTGTCCTTCCTTTTGCAAATACCAGTATATCCTCATGGATCCTGAGCGGCATCTTGTTAGCATTCAAAAATCCCACTGCTCTCGACTTCTTCCAAACCCACTTATACCTGAACCACTTCCGGTTACTGTTGATCAGTTTTGTTTCGAAGGGTTGAGTTGCAGTCAGTACAACAACGCCACCCGTCTTTAGCATTCTTTGATACTCTTTCCACAACTTTTCGAGATCAAGCTCAACATCCCAATTACAAGCGGTTATTCCATAAGGGAGATCACACAACACCATATCAATACTTCGATCCTCGATAAACTCAAACACATCAAAACAATCCCCGAAATGCAACGAATCCAACTCCATTAAAGCACTACTTTTACTTCTATTAACTCAACGTGTAAAACCTTTCAACCTTTTTTATCACTGCTATAAACGGGATCTCGTCGCCATACTTTTCCATCTGGCCAATCAATACATCGCTTCCCGTAAACACTACCTTATGAACACCATCAATTTCTATCTGCAGGGTCAGACATTTTCCGCTTTTGTTCTTCCCAAACTTGCTCTCGGTAATTCGAGAGCCTATTACGGTCACTTCACGATTGATCAGGTCATCCAGTTTTATCTTATCGCCATCAAGCACCGATGGGGCATCCGCAAAATCAGCAAATCGTTTCACCTCTCTGCAAGGGCTCCATCTACAGATGCATAGCATCCCAGGCGAAACGTGTTATACTCAGTCCATTCAGCTGATGTCCTGGATAAAGCCAATTTCCCAAGTTGCGATGCATAACTGTATCGAGCAGTGATCAACGCATCAATCAACCTTGATCGATCGAGATCCGGAACCTCAACAAAATCGTACTGCCAGATTTCAGGCGTGTCTTTTGTAGCCGCAATTTCCGTGATATTGTAACGGAACTGCCATTTCCCATTACACTCCACAAACGCATCAGGAGCTACTGCACTATACCCAACCATACTGTTTCCTTAAATTGTAGGTATCCGCCCAAACGAACCACCCGTTATATGCCGCCAAACTTCTCTCTTCAGATTTCTTAACCTGCTCTTTAAATCTCTGCACAATAGATTTCCGTACCAGTGTGAACCTATGGAAAAACCGGTATCCGAGAAAATCAATCCCTCTTGCATCCACAGGGAATACCTGCCAGTTTTTCTTTACATCAAGCTTCAATTGCTCGGAAAGATACCTGTTGATATCAACCCGTATCCGATGAAGCTCCTCTTTGGTCTTCCCAAGCAACACAAGATCATCGCAGTACCGGAAGTAATACCGAACCCTCAACGTCTCTTTAATCCAATGGTCAAAATCCGAGAGATAAACGTTAGCAAAGTACTGGCTCGAATAATTTCCGATCGGCACACCAGGCGCACTGTCAATAATGAGGTCGAGCAGCCAGAGCACATCCATATCTTTTATTTTCCTCCGAATCAGTGACTTAAGCTCACCATGGTCAATTGATCGATAAAACTTCCTGACATCCAGCTTTAAACAGTACTTTGTTGCGTCAACTGAGGTTAGTGCTCTCCGGAGTCGCTTAACACCATCATGTACACCTCTGCCCGGTAACGACGAATAGGTATCACGAATAAATCCCCGTATCCATATCGGCTCCAGAATATTCACGATACAATGGTGAATGATTCTATCAGGGAAATATGGCAGTTTCCATATTTCACGCTCTTTCAATCCATCGGTTCTCATCATTACGACGTAAGGAGAATTGATAAATGATTTTTCAATCAGCATTTTCCGAATCATCATGAAATACTTATCAGGATCCCTATCAACCATCTTCACTTCTGTATAATGAGCCTTACCTTTTCGTGCTAGACGATGCGCAAACTCAATATTTTCCAAAGAACATATCCTCTCCCATAACCCTCCGAACCGCTTCATTGTTGGCCCTTAAGCTTTCGTTTTATCTACCAGCATAACAGTGAGCCATCTTCCTTTTTTGCCAAGAGGCAAGGACACCAGGAACAAGAACAATTCTGAAGCAGAGGCGCCTGCCGATATTCGTATTCGTATCCGATGCCGTGTTATTCGCATTCCAATAGAACGGACCCGCATTCGTTCCGTTATTCGAATTACCGCCTACCAGCAACACCTGCAGGCACACTACAATCCCTTTTATCCCAAAGAACAAAACCGCAACGCACAACGAGCTGCTACGCAGCTTTTTTGAAGCAGAGGCGCCCGCCGATACTCGCCCTCGCATCCGATGCCGCGTAACTCGCAACCCAACAGAACGGACCCGCAGCCGAGCCGTGCTCCGAATAACCGCCCACCAGCAACACCCGCAGGCCAGCGGCTTGGTAGTAATAATCCCTCATTTTTGCTGATGAGCTACCCGTCACTGTAGAGGGCAACACAATACCCAACCCGGAAAACGGTATTCCTCCAAATCCGTCACTGGACGGAAGAGTAATATTTACACCCAATTCGGTCTGTAACCTTGTCCATCCAGCTATCGTTGTATAATCGTAAGGCGGTTGAGGCTTATAGTAATAATCGTGATCGCTGATAAGTGCAGTAACTCTTTCCCATACATTCCCCCAAGGATTCTCAATACCAAGCACAAAGGAATAATCTGTCGCATAGCCTCCAGTTGTACCGACCTGGACAGCTCCGTAATAGTCGTAAGCCGCAAGGCCTAAACCGCACTTACCGATATAGCTTCCGTTTACCCAAGCACCTCCGGAAAGATTGATACGTCCAGCACCAACAATGGCAGGTATATCGTAGCTAGCAAATATTGCGAGCATCAACAGTCGCTGATATTGTGCTGTCAGGAAGTCCTGTATCTGCCAGCTAGATCCACGAGCGGCAGCAAGAGCATCCATCTGTGACGCATTAGTCCCTGTTAGCCCCCACGCACCAGAACGCTCAGTTACTGGATATACATCAGATACCCCATCAGCTGGACTTTTAGCGATACTGTAAAGCTTATTTCCAGATCCGCTGTTATAGACTGACGCCTCAAATGTCGCTTGGTAAACTGCACTTATACCAGTAAAGAGAGGGTGCAGTGTAAACCCTTCAAGAGGCAAATGAGAGAGCATCACGTAAACCCAGTTTCCCCATGTGCCGACCTTAACGTACGAAGGGAGGTACTCGACCATCACCTGGCCATCAGTACCACTTAAAGGTACAGTGGTGCCGTCAGTGTACTTCGTTTTATCAATCCAGGATATCTCTTTTGTTACCGCTCCATTATCTTTCAAAGTGACCATCCTCAACCTGGAGATTATGGGAGATACCCATCGCGGACAAAAAACGCCAGTCGGAATACCCTGCGACTTTCCGAGGCGGGTGAATACATCCGAATAGGTGTTGTATGCAAATCCGAAGTAATCTTCTGACTGTGATATCGTCTCGATTACTGATATCCTTGCATTGAGTCCTGCTATATCATTCATTACTTTCCTGTCAGGCCAAGGCATATCAATAAACGTTTAAAGTTGCTGTAACCGTCGCAGCAGATCCTGCTGGAGCAGTTGCATAAATCCAAATTTTCGCGAATGGCCCAATAGCTGGCCAGTAACATTTGCGACCACTGCCGTCATGGGTAAGGAGTATTCCTCCGCCATCGACCTTGGCTGGAGTATCGAGGACCGCACTTGCTTTATAACTGATCACCACAGCAGCATCTGAATCAACTTCAAGACCGAAATCACCTGATGCACCAAGAGCATTTACATCTACCAGTACTCCCGTTGATGTTGCTCCAGCTTCAAGCACCCGGGAAGTAAACAATACCACTGTTTTCATTGCTATCGAATTTGTAACTGTGATACTGGTGAGTCAATCTGTCCCGCTAAAACAGCATCAACCTTTTGAGTTAATAAGTTAAGGTTACCCTTCATCGCAGCTGCCTCAGCATCAGTCAACGTTCCGGCTTGAGCAGATTTAGCATGATCGATTATCGACGCAATTGAGGCATCAGCATCGACGATTAATTTCCCAACCGTCTCGGATAAATTTATGAGGTTCTGTTTAGCTCCAACAGCCGTAAGTCCTGCCTTTAAGAGCTCCTCAAGGAGCGATACCATCACAAGATCAATCATTTTTTCAGTCCAATTTTTGTTAGCAAAGAATCAGCAGGTTGAATCGCCTCTGATGCCTGGGAAAATGTAAGCTGAGCTACAACAGGGTCCTTCTTAATTAACGGGTATGCGATATCAAGAAGCGCTTGAGCCTTTACAACTGCATCTCTTATTGTTTTCCCTTGTGCTGTGGTTATAAGAGGTGGCTTAGCTGTAAGTGCATCATAGTTGAGCTGCTGAAGAAGTGCTGCAGCTCCGTACCCGGTAACATAAGCGAGTTGCAGCTTTTCTTGTACTGTCTGAGGAGTAGCCTCAGTTTTCGTTTTCGTTGTAACGGAACTGCTTTTCACCGTTGTGCAACCTGATAAAGTTGCTGTCAACAATAGAGTGGTAAAGAGTATAAATTTTTTCATTTTGCCTCAGTGGTTAAGTCCGTTGGCAAATCCTTACTTGTGAAATAGTTAAACTTCTTGTCTCCGAAATACCAGCGAAGCCCATAGACTGAAGCAGTGATACCAATGAGTAGAGACGGATACCACCATGGTGCCAGCGCAATATAATGCCACCCTTTTACAACAGCCTCCTGTGTCTGTGGTACAAACGACAAGACAAACGGAATCGTAAAAACCCATAAGAGATATTCATCCTTCCAGCTGTGCTCCTGGTTCTTCATCGCCTCCATATCATAGTCATCAGGCGCACTCTCTTTTTTCGCATCAATACGCATCTGCTCGAGCTGAAGCTCAAGGTCAAGCTTTTGCTTTTCCTGCTTCCCGTTTATCCATCCAGTGGCAAGATTTATAATCCCATCGATTATAGGTATCATTTACAATATCTCCTTTGACAAGAACCTTAGCCTCTCTTTTTCTCTCCTATTCACTAAACCAACGAGCTTCACCAATTTCCCGTTAACATGCGCACCTTCCCATTTATGGAACTCTTTCGCCGCATCATCGAATCGGCCTTCATTGACCAGCCTCAAGAGAGTAGAATCTCCAAGACCTTCTGCTCTGTTATCGTGATCCTCATCAAGTCCGACGTTAAAGGCAAAATCAACAAGCGCATCAAACATTCCCTGAGTAATTTCACTAGTGACAAGTTTCATCACATGCACAGCGACAAAAGAAAGATCTTCTTGCAGCAATCGTTCAGCTTCAACTTCAGTAATAGCCTTTTTGGGGTCAACGTTTTTTGTGTGACCCCACCCTACCGTCCATTTTCCTGCAGGGCATAAGTATGGCGTAAGTCGGAGGCCTTCAAATTCTTTGATCGTATCAAAAACCCAGGTTGATAAAGGGATAAATGCTTTCATTTCTCTTTTACATAGCGTTCACGTATCAGAACACCGTTAAATAGCGTTAAATGATACTTAAGCAGGCGAAAACTCCTATAGGCCCTTACATTGTGACGCATATCAATCACAAAGTCTCCTCCTGGCCTGTTTGCTGCGTTTCCTGTTCAATGCCGATTCGAGGGTAATCATCATCCAGTAACCCTCCCGTAAATCCTTGGGGAAACCTGTGCCTCGTATAATTCACCCTTGGTCCCTGTGCTACAGCAATCGTATCTGTTCCTGAGTCAATCCGGAACGTGTTCGCGGTTATTGCTTTCAGCTTTTCCTGCTGGCGTTTGTACAGCTGGGTTATCGCATCCGGAACAGTTTCTGCAGCTCTTCGGAAATACAGGTGGCATTTCATCAGCTGAGCAGTCAGTTCTTTGATATCATCCGGCACCGGACTGAAAGGCAGAGTATAAAGGCCCCTGCAGTATAGGTGGATATCCGAGACCGCAGCAACATTGCACGCCGTCAAGTTTGCTGTCGCGGCTGTGTCGAGTGTACCAACTCCATAATCGTCACAACACTCGATAATCTTCTGCAGGGGAATAACTCCCTGCAAATATGTCAAGTCGACGTACAACATCAACCCAGTCTCACGCCTGGTAAACAGGCAAGAGCACGACCATTGAACGCCTCACCACTGTCAGCCTGCAGCTCAATAGTTTGCTCATAGAAGTTTCCAACCAGCTTCATGTCATATACCTTGAGTCCACTGCGAGTTGTCATCAAACTCCAGTAAGCAGCCTCTTCGGAGCGGAGAGCGTAGATCGTGGTAGTATCAGACGATGTTCCCTTTGTTTCCGTTAAGGGCAGGTTATCCGATCCATCATACTTAAAGCCTGCAGGGATAATCGGAACTCCATTGAAGTGATCGATCTGACGACCAAACTCATCTGTCGTGGTACTGACATTATCACGAGCAACCGTTGAAAGCCTGCTCCATATTTTGGAGTTGAACACCAAAGCAGATGCACCGCCATCTATAGCAGCTATCAGGTCATTCAGCGCCTCGATAAACTGCTGATGGCTTTTCTTGGCTGTGTTATCTGTACCGGCAACAATCTGAAGCCCATTATCGCCAAGATTGGTTAATGTTTGTGTAGCATTGAGACCTGCAATAGCTTTTTTCATCCCGTCAAACTGCAACGCAGAAACCGTATGGTCGCCGGTCAGCAGGTAGGTCTGAAGGTTTTTCCCAAGGGTTCGGGCAAAAGCTTTCAGCTGGCGTTTAAACTCTGAAGGGATATCACTCCCTCGATCTTCAAAAGCCCGGTCAACCCTGAGCGTTTTACCGAAGATTTTAAGCGCAAAAGCCGCATAAACCGGAGCGACGTCATTAGTACCATAATCAGAACCAATAGCCCTGAACGCTGCGGCAGTGTTGATGTCGGCATCTTTACGCAGACTGGCTGCACCACCCGGTTCAACAAAAAATTGGATGACGTCAAGCAGAGGGGCATTCCTGCGTACCTCTTCAACGACCATCCTGGTGACTTCATCACCTCCCGATATTTGATGTAAATACATATCCGTAAAGAGTTTTGATTGATAAATCCTTATTTCGATCCCTGAGCTGCTTCAAACTGCGCAGTCAAGGCAGCTTGTACTGGATCACCATCCGGCGCGTCTCCTTCAGCAGCTTTTTCTTTTGTGGCCACCTCCTCGAACACCAACTGAGGCTTTGCTCCAGCTATCAGCTCTTTCAGCATATCAAAGCTTGTCTTCGAGACCTTTGTGCCATCAACTTCAAACTGCACTGGCTGTGCACCGTAGAGGTCACTCAGGATAGCAACGATCTGGTCTTTAATTTTTGGAGTAACAACTGCTCGATGTTCTGAGCAAAAACCAAGAATTTCAGCCTGCACAAGTCCTGCAGCTGCTTCACTCTGCTGCTGCAGCAGTGTTGCGTTTTCTGTCCGGAGTCTTTCCAGCTCCTCCTGTTGTTCAACTGTCATATCCGATTCGAATTTGTTAGTGGTAGTGTATGGAACTGCATCTTTCGGCGGATCTGCCGGAAGGTCAGGCGGATCTGCCGGAAGGTCAAGTTTAAGGAAGTCCATCACATACGATGGGAGGAACTTATCAGCGGCTTCGATGCCGTTCGCTTCGATTTCCTTGTCACGCATACGCTGGAACAGTCCGGCAACATCTCGCATCCAGCCCTGCAACATCCATTTCCAGCTGACATCAAAACCCTCTACCGGATTCCCAAGATCTGATGCCTCAAATTCAACCTCTTCGGTATAGACTGCCGGGACGTTATCCGATGCTTCAAATGCCACTCCAAGTCCGCTCACAGCAGGGTTATCAGTGAAGCCTATGTGTACGATCTCACCGAGCTTACCTATCCCGACCGAAACCTTGTCGCATCCAGCATTTTTCAAACTGGCAATCCATTCTTTTGCAAAGTCAAGCGGCTGAGCAGTCAAGTATGTCCGACCGCCTTCTTCAAACACCTGGATACTTTCGCGATCAGCATAGCCAAGCACTGGAAGGTTATTCTTCGGATGGCGGTAGGTATAAGGGATTTTCAGCGGGCTGTTCGCCTTGGTTGATTCAAAGACACCAAGCACCTTCTCTTTCGGCCAGAACTTCTCCTTGGTTGTTTCTTTCTTATGCACCCCTGAGGCAAATATTTTGTGGCGTTTAAAGTCCATTCATCGGTGATTCAATTGGTGATAAAGACTCATTGCGGTGGAGATGCCGCGACGTGAATGCTCCTATAATTACCTGCAACTTATGCAGCGTAATCGGCAAATCTTTCATGCGCCATTTCCAGGAAAACTTGCAGGGAAAACGATCTATAGAACCCTGCCGGAAATCAAGGCTACTTTGAGGGAGTATCAAAATCGCATAACCCAACATTATGACAGAAATAGGGAGTCAAGGATTCGTCGAACTTGCTTTACAACTCGGTATTGCAGTACTGCTGTTCGGAGCGCTTATCATTTTCTCGGCAGTAACAAGGCACTGGATTAAGACCGAGCAACTCCATTGGACGGAAGAGTTCAAGCTCAGAGAACAAAAAGACGCCGGGGATAAACTGATGCTTACCAGTTTAATCGAAAAGAATTTCTCAATACTGACCGACGTCATGAGAGACAGTAGAGAGCAGATCCACGCCATCACCCAGCTGGTCGAACGGATAAAGCAAATGCAGATACACTACGACCAGGCATTTCGTGACCTCTTCATTAAGCACGACGATCATACAAAAAACCCGTGCTTTGAACATTTCAGATCACTTCTCGAACATCAGAACCATAAAGAATGAGTCAGATTCGTGACCTAAAACTTGGTCAGCTTGAACAGCTGCGTCAAAAAATCACTGCCCTCGATGCCAAGGCAGCCAATGCCATCATTGCCATTGAGCTGAAAACCTATAACAAGAGCGACCTGTCAACGCTTGATGTCGAAAGTATCCATCAGGCGGCAATGGACTTAAAATCATACGTCAATGACCTGCGTAGAGTAAAAAAACAAGCCAACGATCTGCACGAAGAGCTGTATGGCTAAAAAAGCAGAGCTCTACAGCGAAGCCGAACGGCTGTATGTGCAGGAACATCTCGGTCAGACCGATATCGCAGAGCGCCTTGGGGTTGCTGAGCGGACCATCCGATACTGGGCAACCGAAGGGAATTGGGCAGAACGCCGGGGCAACTACGTAGAAGCAACCAGCAAGACCAGCGAGAAGCTGTACAAACTTGTACAGACGCTTACTGACAAAGCCATCGAAAGCGTAGAAAATGGCGAAGTACCAAGTCAGTCACAACTCTTCTTTATTAGCAAAATGGCTCCGTTACTGCTCAAGCTGCAAAACTATGAAGAATCATCAGCACCGGCAAAACAGGACGAAGCAGACAAAGCAAAAACCGCGACCCGTTATGAAGACGTTATGCAGGAAATGCAGAAAACCTTAATGCAACTCGGCCTTGGTTAAAAAAGCCATACATCCAGAGGCACTCCCTCACACCGCCACCATTATCGAGGAAAAGGTTTTTATGCCTTACCAGATCGATGTTATCCGTGATGAGCACATCGCACAGCTGGTGGAGAAAGGACGGCAGGAGGGCCTGAGCTGGGCATTTGCTTATAAGGCTTACAAATGGACAGGCAAGGAAGGCAGGTTCCCGACATTCTTCGCTACCAAAACAAGAATCCTTGCTAAACAATTTATACAGGATTGTTCTGCCTGGGGTAAGCTCGACAGGCTGATCAAGAGCACCATTGACGCCACCTACGAAGACGAAATCAAGGTCTTCAACTCCACAACAGAAGAAGAAGTGACCGTCAACACCTATAACATTCGCTTTCCGAACAAAATGGAAGTGACGGCTCTTTCCAGTAATGCTGACGCTATGAGGGGATGGCGAGGCTATAAAATCGCCGATGAGTTTGCTATCCACAAGCAGCAGCCGGAAATGCTCGATGCTATCCTTCCTTCCCGTATGTGGCGGTTTCCATTCTCTTTTATCAGCACACACAAGGGCATTAACTCCGAGTTCAACAAGTTGATCAAGAAGTTCAAGAAAGGCGACCTTGGAGCGGACTGGAACCTCATCTCGATACCGATTCAGCGGGCTGTAGCTGATGGCCTCCTGGAGAAAATCTATAAACGACCGTTCAGCGAACAGGAACGCCAGGAGTGGCTTCAGAACCTCGAACGTGAAGAAGGTCAACGCCGGTGGAAGCAGGAGTACTGTTGTATCCCTGAAGATGAAGCAGGCGCTTTCTTCTCTTACGATCTCCTTATCTCCTGCGAAATGGATGATATCCTTTATGACGATATCCAGAAGTTCAGCGGGAAAGAGCAAGAACTGGAAGCTCAACTATGGTTTGAGAAAATCGCCTTCAGGATAAAAATTGAAGGTCGTGGAAACTTCTATATCGGTATGGACATTGGCCGTGATGTCAATTACACGGTACTTTGCCTGATTGAGGACGTTGCAGGAATAAAATTTATCAGGGCACTCGCAGCTCTCGAACAAATGCGATTCCAGATCCAGCAGGATTGTGCCCGCATCTGGATCAGAACCAACCGGTTTCGAAGGTCCTGTGTCGATAACCGTGGTATGGGCCGTGAAACCGTTGAACGCCTGCAGCAGGATTTCGGTCCGTACCTGGTCGAAAAGATCGATTTTAACCTTGTCCTCAAAGAAAAGATAGCGTATGCCGTTTACCAGGCACTGACTGACCGCATACTCATAATCCCTGTCAGCGATACTGTGAGAGACGATTTTCACAGCATCCGGAAAGAAACTACCGATGCCGGAAATGTTCGGTACGTGGCCAAGGTGAACGATACCGACCCGAATTCACACGGTGATTACTATACCGCCATTTCTCTGGCCTATCACGCCACCGGCAATGCAGCTACCGACATACCGGACGCCATCAAGACAAATAGCACATTACCTGACCGCAAAGAGCGCATGGAAGCTCTGCTTGAAGGATACGACAACGATTTCAGAGCACATTCAATGAGAACATATGCCAACTAATATCAGCACACCAAAAGTTATCCAGGATGAAATAGCTATCCGATCGTATGTCGAAGGGTTGCTCCAGGTCACAAAGCTCCTGCCGCATCCAAGCAAGGTGCTCAAGAATATCTGCAATACCATCGAAGTATTTGAGACAACACTCAAGCAACCCGATGTGGCTGCAGTATCAAGACGGTACCGGGATGGCGTCAAAAAGCTTGACTGGGATGTATCAAGAGTAACGCAACGAGGTGAACGGGCCTCCTTCATTAAGAGTGTCTGCAGGGACATGAACCTGAACTGCATCATTCCAGCTGCTCTCAGTGCAAGAGATTTCGGGTTCACCATCCTCGAAGCCACCTGGGAAAAATTTGGCAGTTACAGCGTCATAACTGACCTGGTCGAAAAACCACGCGAATGGTTCCGGTTCAACTATGCAAACGAGCTGCTCCTGATTACAAGGAATAAGCCCGAAGGAGTGCTTGTGAACGAGGTTTATCCACGGAAGTTCATCGTTGTCCAGCACGAGGCAAGCTACAAAAACCCTTATGGTAACGGCCTGCTTGATGAAGCCTACTGGTACAGTAAAGGTTTAGCCGCAAACTTCGAGTATCATCTTTCTTTCCTCGAAGATGATGGCCGTGATCACTGGATGGGATGGGTACCACCTGGGAGCACCAACGACTATAAAGACAAAGTTGAACTTGCTCTTCGCCAGCTGCGTAATGCTGCCGTCGCCGTTATAGAGGAAGGTACACGCATCGAGAAGAATGAAAATAAAGGCAGGACGAGTACCAGCAATTCCTATGAAACCTTCAAGAAGTCGTGCCGAAGCACCTTGAACGTTCTCTGGCTGGGCAGTGACCTTTCAACCTCCGTGACTGGATCAGGCGCCTATGCCAGCAGTAAAACCGGTATGGACATTACTGATGATGCTATCGAAAGTGGAAAAGAGTTGCCTGAAAACGCCCTCAACCAGGCCATCAAGTGGATGGATGAGGTAAACAACTTCCCCGGTGATACATCCGAAGAGGTTGCCTTTTATCTCTACAAGGCACCGAAGAGCGACAAAGAGCAGGCGGAGATTGATCAGATTTACGGGACTGTAACAGGCAGGAAGCCTAGTCCGCAGTTGCTTGCAAAACGAGGGTATGAAGAAGGTGACTTCGAGGATCCCGCTATTTCCCAGGCACCTGTGCAGACATTCGAAAGCGGCTACAATATGCAGCCTCTCTTCAATGCCGTTGAAGGTTTAAAAAAAAAGTACTGACAGAGAGCGAGTCAAAGCTCCTCAACCCGAAGCCCGATAAATCATTTATCAATGCCTGGTCAACAGCCATTGAACAGGCGTTAAACGACGCATGGAGTAAAGGCGCTGCGAGCGTTAATTACTGGCTGAGTAAATCCGAAGGCACGACCTTTGAAGCCAAAAACATCACCCTCCGATTCGGCAACAAAGACGCAGCAGCCTTCCACCAGTTCAAAGCCTTCTGCAGCGCAGTCATTACTGACGATGAATTATCACAAGCAGTCAAAGAGAGCCTCAGCAACTCCCTGGCAAACGGTAACAGTTTCGAAGAGTGGCGGAAAACAGTTGACCAGGTGTTTGATCAGCATGGTGTCACCAAGCTTAACTCCTTCAAGGCTGAAACCATTTACCGGAACGAAACGGCAATGGCCTATGGAGCCGGTCAGTTCGCAAAGCTGCAGACAGTCTCAGACAGCTTCCCGTACTGGCAATACACCACAGCGCACGATGAGCGAGTACGTGAAAGCCATCGCTTGCTCGATGGCAAAATCTTCCTTGCAAGCGACAGTGAATATTATCCGCCTCTTGGCTTTAATTGTCGGTGCAGGGCTATCCCTATAAGCCTGCGACAAGCAGATACAAGAGGCATCAAAGTACCTGATGTAATTACTCCGGAAATGCGGTCAAATCTTGCAAACGCTGAATTCATCGGCGATAAAATCGGAAACTTCGCGGACTGGCTCCAGGTGAAACTGGGAGAACTTTCCGTTGAATCTTTGACACTCATTACCGAAAAGCTTGCTGAAGTTGAAACTCAATTAGGTGAACTCGCCACCGCAGCTGATCAACTGGCAGCCGATCAAGCTCTGCAGGATGCAACCGAATCTGCACCAGTAGAGATTATACCCGGAAAGAAGCGGAGAGCAAAGAAAAAGACAGAAACCATAATACCACCAAACCAGTAACCTAAATGGCTGACCATACAGAAATATTCCGAGAAAGAAGTCACAAGCAGGATGAAATGACGGCTCTGATGCTCAAAATCAAAGCTGAAGACGTTCGATACATCGCCGTTGAAACCCTTGGTAAAACCAATGAGAAAGAAGCCGGTATTGAAGCTACAAAATACCTGACAAAAGCAAAACCCTCTGATATTATTACTGCTTTGCAGGAGATCGAGAGGATAAAAGGCAAAAAGTATTCTGGTGATATTGCTTTTGCTGGAATCCCTGAAACTCTTTATCAAGGAGGAATCACTCAGGCGGAGCTTCAGGAATGGCTGAAAGCATGTAAACAGACAACCTACTGCAGCGGCCACCGATACCAGCCACTGCCGAGTCACGATGAAGCCTGGCAAACTTACAGCAAGGTGCATTCCGAGATGATAGGAAAACGCTTTGCAGCCGAAACCATCAAATTCAAAACCTCGCCGGTCAGGCTGCTCGATACCGATATCATCCAGGCTGCAACATGGGGGTTCTGGAATGATATGAGCAAAAACTTAAAGCGGCGCCTTTTTCTGCTCTTGCCCGTCGACAAGCAACTATCGATCAAGGACCGGCATCTCACGCCGGAAGAAGCGATGAAAGAAACCCGGAAATATTACGATAAAATGCAGGAGGCATTTACATAATGGCCTACAAAGACTTCATTACCATAAACGTCATCGGCATTGAAGAAGCCAGGGCAAGGCTCGGCAATATCCCGGACAACATACAAACCGCACTGACAGAAACGCAAACTCTTTCGGAAATAGGGACAATCCTTGTTGGCAGCGCCGTTAAAACCATAGATGCCGGGGGCAGGCCATCACCATACAAACCTCTTGCAGCAAGCACTGTCGCCGCAAAAATCAAGAAATACAAAAAAAACAGTGGGATACTCATTGGCCGTGGCACTTTGCGCCAGAGTCTGGATTATGAAGTTTCTGGTGGATATCTTTATCTGACCAGTGTCGGATACCTCAAGTACCACCAATTCGAAGAAGGCCGCACACGGGCAAACTTCCCTGCACGGCCCGTCTGGGGAGTCCAGGAAGAAGACATTCCAGAAATTACAGACATAATTATTGCAGGAATCAAAAGGAATTTGTAAGGTTAAGCATCACTCCTTACAATTCTATGCACTACAATAACGAACTGCTCGACTTTTTAGCCGCCGAGTTCGGCGACCAGGTTGCAAAATCCGTCCAGGAGAACTTTGGAGGGCAAGATATCTACATCCGCATCAAACCGGATACCAAACAGGCATACATCACCGAATGGTATGGCAAGAAAAGCATTCGTGAACTCAGCCGGGAACTTGGCTGCAGCATGCGCACCATCCGCCACCGCCTAACACTCCCCATTTCAAAAGGACAGCAAACCCTTTTTTAACAATCCGTTAAACTATAAATGTTTACGAAACAGATTTCGCGAACATCAGCCATTTAACGACACAAGCCCCGGTTTTACGGGGCTTGTGTATCAATAATTGGCCAGCTACGACTTCACCAACCGTCAATAAACCTTTCCTTATATTCTGGAGAATTCTTTAAGTCTCCAGGTTGGGTGGCATCCTCTCCCAGATATAATTTTCTCTCATATAAGGCTTTTTTATATGCCCCAAAACTCTCTAAGAATGAGCTCTCACATGAAAAGTCATTCCCTTTTTTATCAATTTTAACATAAAACTTCTCATACCCAGAATACCCACCATAACCATTTTTTGCATTGAATTCCCCTCGAACAATATTTCCTTTACAAACATGGACATTTCTAAATCTGGCTGATTCCGGGTCTTTTAATGATCTTCTGACTATAGACTTTGCTCGTTCAGGTAAACCGTTATCAGCCCTTACATTGAATAACGGCCAAGATATAAGCACAATTATCAGGATAACAAAAAACATCTTGAGTTTCATAACACTCCTGTTTTTGATTTATGATGTGGTAAAATAATCGAAGTATTCCGAAAAGCCTTCTTATCAGCGAGAGAATTCTATTTGCCTGTTTGCCTGGTCAATCATCGAATCAAGAGCCCGTTTGATCTTACTGACTTTATCACGTTCAATCCACTCCGGAGTCAACAGATTAAACCTGTTCTTCAGAAACTGATGATACGCCTGTAAGGCATCTGTCCGATTCTTCTGCCGGGAAACACTCATCCACATCGCCTCCAGCATCCGGAGTTGTTTCGGAGTGGCCATATCAGCCGATCGGCCACGCAACTCGCTGTATGGCTTGGCCTTTTTAAACTGCGCTTTCTCCGGAATCGCATCAACAATCTTCTGCAATAAGTCACATACTTTTCGGCCATCCAGAATGGTAAGCTCTTTACAACTCTCAACACCATATCCACCCAGCAAAGCCCGGTAATTATCCTCAGATATCCCTGCCAATCCCTGTAACGTCTTTATCCTCCTGATCAGCATCGGCGGCAATACCGGCAATTTAATCTGTGACTCTATCATTTTTATCTGGTTAATTGTGATGAGAAAATAAAAAGAGCATGAAGCTGGAGTATATTTCGCAGGTCCGTCCGGTCTTCGGTTTTACTGCCCAGGCTTATTTTTTTCTTCACCGTGCTCTTTGTTCTGTTGGATGGACTCGAACCATCATAGACTGCTATTTCAAGTTTCAGCCGATGATTCACATCATTGGTTAGCTGATATCCAGTTTAGCTACAACAGAATCCAACTTCTTTAAACCTCTTTCACCGTCACCTTCTCAACCTTTTCTTTATCAAACAGCACAGTGACCTTCAACTCCCTCTGTTCCAGTGATTTTGCATTCCCCATAAGGATGCTGTTAAGGTATTGTAACATTGCAGATAAAGACGGAGACCAATATCCCGCTGTACAGTTTGGGCTTTTGTTTTTGGATGCATCGATGGTCAACCGAAACCCTTCCGGTTTATCATACCGTTCAATCAGAAATTTCCGTTTTTTCATCTCAATACCCCTCCTTCAGTGATGCAACTTTCGATTTCATCCCTTCTTCAATATCTCCGCCGTCAACATCCCCGGACATTACCAGCAGGTCAACAACAGCAATCATTCTGCCTATCTCATGGCCAAGATTCTTACGATTCACCCCTGATTCTTTAGTCCGTTTACTACCTCCATCCGATATCACCATCCTGCTCTTGATGCTCAGCACTGCCGAAGCATTTGCCGCCAGGTGTTCAAGAGTCCTGGTGAGATCACGATACTTTGGCGGCTTGATCTTTCTCTCAAACGGGGGATATCCACCTAACCTGAGACCGCCATCTCCGATATACTTTTCCTCAGCTGCCAACCGTCCAGTTATCGCATCTGCCTTTTCGTCAAACAGTTGGTGGTAAACCTGTTTCTTCCCGATATGCAAATAAGCTCGCCACTTACGTTTTTTAGGCGAATAGGACACTCCGGTAACGTTCTGCTTATCAGTCAGCTCAATCTCAACACACGCCGCAGCCGATGGCATCAGCTGAGCAATCATCGTGGTGGCCCTTATATTTGCTCGTTTTGTCCGTGTCATCGTGCTCCTCCCTTTATGTCAATTTCCTTCTGTAGTTTCCGTACTCCAACCAGCCACAAACGGTAAGCAATGCCTTCAATAACAATGCTTAACCTTACAATGCTCAATCCAATGCTCATGAGCAGTCGCATCGCCCATATTCTTATTTCAAGGAAAAGAGGAGCAAACAACTCATGAGCCATCCTCATAATCTTTGGACTATGATACAGCAGTACTATCCAGCCAAGCACAATTGCTATCCTCGCAATTGAGACAATCGCAACGGCGGCAAAAGAGTGATGATCAGTATTCATAACGCCTCCTGGTTAAAATGATTATCCCACTCGATCGCAATTCCCTCTTCCATCTGCTCAAGCTCGATCGACGACCTAACCAGACGAATAACCGCCGGAGACTGCAAGGCCGATGCAAGCATTCTCTGAGCATCATAGAGATCAACAGGAAACGATACCATCAACTCATCAATCAGCCCTTTAACCGAACCTTTCAATCGAGGTTGCAACTTCATAACGCACCTCCAATATTTTCAACGCGATTCAGGAAAACCGCCACTCTTGGCGGGATGCATAACTCTTTCGGTTGTTGCTCAATCAGCATACGTACACAGGCAATCGCTTCAGGAACCATCGCTATCATATCAGCTATCGCTCCGCACAGCTCTTCGCTACCGTCCCTTTTCTTGATCACTGCCAAGGATGCAGCGCTATCAGGTTTTCCAGTAACGCACACACGGTAAGATCCTTTCGTCTCTCGCACGTCCCACTTTTCTGCCAGAAGTGCAGTTATCGCGTCATCCAAAATCCGCTTCCATGGCATCTCAATGTCATGTTTAGCATTGTTCATAACGCACCCCCCTCTTCCACCCTTCGCAATACCCGAAATGAGGCTCATAGCCAACCCACTCAGTCCCTGCACGCCGCACCGTAACGCCACCATGAGTAACCAGCGTCATCTTGAAGTCACCCCTCTTCAACTCTATCTCGCACGGCATCGACTTCCCATTCACCGTCTTAATGAAATGCATCGTCTTACCGCAGGCAGGGCAAACGAGAACCGGACTACCGGCGATAAATGCCTTGAGATACACAATCCTGCTGTTATCCCGCAAGGCATCGCTCTGCACTTGCTCTATCAATCCTTCAATCATTGCTCAGCCCTCCGGTTAAAAGATTCTTACAGATTCCGCCGTCTCAAAAATCATCCTGTCAGAGAGTACTTCACCACCCTGCAGCCTTGGTAAAAGCTTATAGGTCAAGGTCTCAAGGAATCGGGCAGACCCACCGCATGCTTTCAAAAATGCCGAAGCATGCCCGTTCAAATTCGCAATCTCCGTGGTAACCAGATACTGTACATCAGTCAACCCGAGGTCTGCAACCCTCATCCGAAGCTTGAAACGGTCAACCAAATACTCATGCGACTTCCTCGCACGGGCAAGCATCGTGTAAAAGTTCTCCTGCCCGATAAAGAGCAGTCCGGCTCCCGCCCAGTCATTTATTTGGCGCACAGCATCGAGCAAATCAAGGCTCAAATTCTCAGCTTCATCTATAATGACCAGACTTTTTGCCTGCTGAAGCTTCTCGCAAATCTTCACCAGCATCTCATAAGCACTCTTTTCCTGCACATCACAAGGCACTGAAATCGCCGTCATCAGCTGCTTTCTGGTCATAAATGGCGAGGTTCGTACATAAATAACGTTGGTATTCGATGCCGCATACATTTCAGCAGCCGTAGTCTTTCCCCGACCGCCAACACCGGTAAGCAACCCCATCAATCCTTGATTCTGGCAAGTCTTTGCCGCCAAAAACACCGCTTCAGAGACCGATGTAGCCACCCGGCGGAACTTTCGGGCACTCTTGTTTCCGGAGAAAAACCGTTTCTGCAAAATCCGCTCTAAGGCCGACCGAAGCGCAACCTCAAAGGTTTTGTCCTCACCGGTTTTCGTGTACCTGCCCGCCATCCAGCTCGACAGCGCCGCACCAGAATACCCGGCTTCCTCGGCAATAAACTTTCTTGTTACCCCGTTACTACTGACGGCCTCAACAAGGCGCCTGACCTCATCAGCCGTCATCTGCTGCACCGCTTCCGCACCTGGAAGAGTTTGCACTTCTGTTTGTGTAGTTTCGTTCATTATGGTATTGTTAATTGTTAGTGTTATGGCTTCATCCTCGACATTAGCGAACCGGATCAACTCAGGTTTGTGGTTGCCGCCTCAAACCTGTACCGGTTTTAATAATCATCTTCATCCCCGGAACTATAGTATTCAAGCTCTCGCTTGCAGTCCGCAACAGCCCTTTCCTGCTCTTCTTTCGCCGTTAAGCGATACCCGCCATCCGTCCCGGTCATTAGAGCCCTTTCCGCCTCTTTTTGAGCCTGTTCCTCCGCCGCTTTTACCTGTTGGCGTACCACATCAGGCATAACTTCCACCTGGACAAGCTGGTTAAACCCTTGTTCCGCTGCATTGAGCAATCCTGTTTTTGCTGACCGTCTTGTTGCCCGATGCAGGCTGTTCTTGATGTTTGCAGCCTTATGGTATTCCGCCACATCTTCAGGAGTGCCGAGAAATTTTGCCGCTGGATGTATCCCGCCATTCGGGCAGTACTCCTGTGCAAAGCAGATAAACTCTCCGTTAGGATGATAGACCGCAACACCATCAATGCGGTCAAAATCGTACCGTACCGTCAACTCCCGCTGTCCCTTCGCCAAATCGTGCAACTCAGGAGAGAAATACTGCCTTCCAAAGAGCGTTATCCCGTTCCGCTTCAGCGTTCTTGTAATCTGCGGCATCATTAAAAATGTGAGTTCATCCCTCGAAATCAGCCGTTCCGCAAGCAGCTCCTTCTCCCGTTCCCGCAAGAGTACCAATCCCTCTTCCAGCGCTTCATAAGGGCTTAACCCTCCAATCTTGCTCGTTTTGCTCGTTGGCCGCAGGTTATTTTCATGCATCCAGAGCGCTATCAGGTAATGAGCTTCAGCTATTGTCGGCGCCGTATTGAGTTGCAGCTTGGACGCGATTTCCCGGTGCATATATTCCCCACGGCGAAGGTGTGCCGGCTTCATTGCAATGGATGTACCTGTATAGTTTGGCATACTTCGTTCCATCTCAGCAAAGTTTCCCCAGAACCGCTCAATCGTCTTCTCTTGGCCGTTGTATGGCTTCGAGTAGTTAATCCCTTTAAATCCAAACGGCTTGAGCTGATCATAAAGGCCAAACCCCCCAACCGCCTCCATAGTCAGCCCCTTCAACCCGGTGAAATATCTTGATTTGAATGCTTTTCCATTATCGATGTTCATCACCCGTGGCACAAAAGCCATAGCATCGTCACCCGTCAGGATGTTCCCCAGCCAAAGCATACTCCTGCGCAATGATGACGCAATCGCAGCTGTGTTCTCGCTTGGCATTATCTCCCATCCAAGTATTGCCCTTGAGTACTGATCTTGGTGGCTGATAAGCATCATCCGCATTGGTTTCCCTGACACAGGGTGCTGGATCTGAAACGCAATTTTATGACCATCCGAAACCATTACATCACCAGGTAAAATCCGGTCATTATTCCTCTTGATGAAAGGCGCGCATTTGTCGTTATAGGCTTTTTCACCCTCACGAGCCATTACCACCTGCGATTCATTATTGATATTGTACTCTTTCAGGAACCGGCGAACCCGTCTTTCCGTGACTTGCTCAGCACCTCGTTCGTAGAGCTTGCGGTTCACCTTACGCACCACTTCTGATATTTTTGGTTGATTTCCATGGAGGTAGTACGCAAGTATCAACTCACCTTGCTCCATGGAAATACCTACGACAGCCGATCCCTCACGAGTGTAACGGTAGTTTGGTGCAAGGCATGAAGGCTGCCCTTTATTTGCCCTCAGCGTCTTGATCCAGAGGTCAATAGTTTTCCATGTTGTCACTCCAAGCCGTTCAAGCAATACCGGCCACTCACCAGCCGCATACCGGGCAATAAACGACTCCTTAGCATCCAATATTTTTCCGTGCTGAGCCTTTGCGATCGCCTTTTGATAGGCAGTTACAAGGTCGTATCGATCCAGCGCTTTTTGCCTCTGCTGTTCGCTCATTTCATCGAACGGTTTGCAGGTTTTTGCCTTAGATTCTTCCACCTTTTCAGGCATAAAACCGTGCTCTTTCCGCCACCGCATTTGAGCATCAATTGGTAGAGATGAAAGCGCAATTCGATACTGCATTCCACCATTCCCCTGGACAAACTGAGTGACGTATTTTTTACCCTTGCAATTCTTCTTTATAGCACGGTCAGTAATGCCAATAAGGTTCCCAGCTTCTTTCACACTTATCCAAAGGGTTGATTCTTCTATCTTTAATTCTTCTTTATAGTTAACCAAGGTAGGTACCTTAAAAACTTGGTTCCCACCTTGGTTCCCACCTTGGTTCCCAACTTTTGCTCGACTTTTCAGCACCCCAGTGAATGGAATAATGTTGCTCATACCACTTTACTTAATGTAGTTCTGAAGCTCTTGACAATTTTTTGGCGTTCTTTGAGTTTTCGGTCGAACAGTTCAGCAAGCTTTGGATTCGGCACTTTTGACATAAATAGTCCCTTGTGTATCTGATCGGTAGGCATATCAAGCTCCTCACCCATCTCTTTGAGTATACCTCTGTATGGGTGGCACCTGAGATTGACTTTCTTCTTCATTTTTCTTGCTCTTTTGTATCTTTCATTTATCTTTCAGATAAAATATAAATCATTATGATTTAATCACAAAAGGAAATTATCTTAATCTGATTTAAATAATCAACAAAAACCGCATATAATTGACAGAAAGAGCTGAAATAGGGGCAAGGATAGCAGCTTTTGCTAAGTCAAATGGATGGTCTAAATCCTTCCTTGCCAATGTAGTAGGCGTTCACCAGCAAAACGTAAACAGATATTTGACTGGTAAATCAGATCCTAGTAAAATAATAATCAGTTTGATTAGCTACGGATTGAATCCTGAGTGGGCGAAAACTGGTAAAGGGGAGATGTATGCAGAAAAAAAGGAGGTATTAAAGGAAGGTTCAACGACTGTTAAACCACTGGTAAACACCTCTGGCCGATTTAACTTTATGAACCCCATAGAGCCTTACTTCTATGAAGCTATCGGCAGAAGGCTCGCAGTACAGGAAGAAAATATCATGGAAGGAGATGTCCTTATTGTAGATCCAACGCTCCCGGCAGTAAAAGGCGATCTGATTCTCAGGAGTAGCCCTGAAGGTCCAGAATTCGTCAGGTATCAACCAGGAGAAAAAAATTTGAAAGGAGTTGTTTTAGCGCTCACACGCCAATACCCAGCAACTTACAGGAAAGAGCAATAGATATAACCTTATATTTCACTGAAACTTAAACGGAGTTTAACATGGATGCCACCTTACAATTCATTACCATAACCATTTCTATGATAACCGGGCTTATTTCTTATGCTATAGCTGGAAATAAAGGGCGCACTGGGAGTTCGCAGGCATTGTGGTTCTCGATAGGTTTTTTATTTAATCTTTTCGGTATAGCGGCATCATTACTTATTTCGAATGTAAAAGTATGTCCATCCTGCAAGGAGTCCGTAAAGTCTGACGCCATACTCTGCAAGCATTGCGGATCAAAACTTGAAGCTCAGAATACCGCCTGATCACCGGAAAACTTTCTTGTTTCTTTTGTCATATTGAAGGCGATCTGATTCTCAGGAGTAGCCCGGAAGGCCCGGAATTCGTCAGGTATCAACCAGGAGACAAAAATTTGAAAGGAGTAGTTTTAGCCATCACACGACAATACCCAGCAACCTACAGAAAAGAGCTATAGATATAACATTATATTTTATAAATACTTAAACGGGTTTTAACATGGATGTCCCTTACCCAGTAATAGCCGTGTTCGTTTCCATCTTTACAGGCCTTATCTCTTATGCTATAGCGGAAAATAAAGGACACACAGGAAATTCACTTTGGTTGTGGTTTGCAATCGGATTTTTATTCAATGTTTTAGGTGTAGTGGCATCTTTACTGATTTCAAAAGTTAAAGTATGCCCATCCTGCAAGGAGTCCGTCAAGTCTGACGCCATACTCTGCAAGCATTGCGGATCAAAACTCGAAACCGCAATTCCAGCTTGATCTACCGGCAATATTTCCTAAACCATAGGTAAATTTCCCCAGGAAAACGGCAAAATTCCGGCAATTCAAGAAATGAAAATTTTCCGCCCAAAAACCCGCAAACCCGCACCACCAAAGGCCATGCGGTTTTCTCTCCCTCTCTCTCTTTTTCTGATATTGCCGGTCTCTTTATAGGTACGCAGTGCGCAGATTGAGTATCGCAAATCCTGGAGTCGTTGGCTCTTTGCGCAGAGCATCAACCTCTGTTTTGTCGCTGACAAGTTGCAGTTCAACAGCATTAGTCCATCCGGCCACTCTCT